CTGGCGGAAGTCCGATTGGAGCTTCTCGATACTAGTAGCTCCACTCATTTGAGTCATCATATTGGCTTTAGGGAAAATCGGCCCGTTAATATTCAAAACCCCCACAGGAGATGCCGGATCGGCCTGTGATTCTGTTAACTCATCAGCGCCCGGTTGTGGCCCGAATGCATACTCGCTAGAGTCAACAGTCTCACCAGCAATCCTACGCTCCACAATACTAACGATCGTCTGTAGCATCGTAGGTTCAATAACCCACGGTGTTCCAGTAATCTTGCCCATGATGTGTGTGTATGTACTACTCATGGTTACCACTCACTGTAGCAGCGTTGGGATTAACGATAGCGGGAGCATCACGACGAATGCCGCGTGGGGGCGTAGTATCTCCCGTTACGTTTGGGTGATTCGTGTTGGGTGCAGGTGGACTACCTGTACCCGGCTCAGAATGCGACATTTCAAAGTTTGGCATATTGCTCCCTGTTACGTCCAGAACGTATTAACACGATTGATAAGATAAATGTCAACTGGCCCTAGAATTGGCGCTTCCGACGGAGTAGTGAATCCAACGAACAGGCGGTAGTGACCTAGAGGCCAAGCGCCTAGCACATGAGTTACTGAAGTGTCAATTAGTGGAAGAATCCTCATAGCGGTTGCGCTAGTTGCTTCTAGTGAATACCACTCAACATCAGCATCATCTAGAACTGAGTAGACTGGAGAGTATGTGGATAAATCAGTTATTGTACCAGAACGATCCTGAACATCTACCGGCACAATTTCCTTAGTTCCTGCCGTAAGCCTAACAACCGGCATTAAACTCCTGCCTTGATAGACCAATTATTCTGGGTAGTCTGCACAGTCCAAACAGGCACACCCGCGACTGTCCAGTTACCCTCACAAAGAACTGCCATGTTAGTAGTGCGAGTATTCAACCACGTACCATAGACAAGTGAATCAGTCTGAGTAGCACCTGTATCGCCTGGTCGCCTATCGACCATGTACAGTATTGAATCCGATACGGTGATTCCTGTATCACTAATACCGTATATGTGTTCAACAAAGAAACCGTCAGTCTGCGTTACGCCTGTGTCGGACCGCGCTCTATAGCAATCCTTGAATCTAACAGACGAATCTGAGGGTGTTACACCTGTGTCACTAAACCTTCTTCTCGTGACGAGTGTAATAGTCTCAGTTTGACTTACACCTGTATCACTGTAGAAACTTCTTATCACCCGCTTAAGTGAATCGGTATTAGTAACACCTGTGTCAGTATTAGCTCTAGGTTTAGTTCTGATTCTAACGATAGAGTCAGAAGATGTGATACCTGTATCGCTGGCTACGAAGTGAAACTTTGCTACTCTGTCTAGTACATCGGATAGAATTAACCCATCGTCAGCAATAGTGGTACTGATGAACAGAGTGATAGACTCACTATGATCTACGCCAGTGTCAGTAGGCGTATAGTTATACCATATTTCTGACAGTAGTGTGTCTGAAGGGTCTACGCCAGTGTCAACAGGTGTCTCAAAGAAGTCGGTCATACTGGTGAGTTACCCTTCGGCGTATTACCAGCGCCACCGTTCTTACTTGTAGAGCCACCAGGCTTATTAGGTTTACCGGGTGCTGTTGGTCCGCCTGCACCGGGTTTAGCCTGAGCAGGTGGACCGATACCTGGGCCACCAGTAGTATCAGCATTGACGTTAATGCGCTCAACTGTCTGAGCAATGTCTGTGTATTCAGGGCGAGGCTCTGTCTTAGCAGGCATATCAGCAACTTGACGAAGGAACTGCTCAGTATCCATATCAGGAGTGATACCATTACTTGTCATCAGATTGCGAATACCGGCACTCCACATCTGGAAGTCCTTAACCTCACCAATGTTGCGAACCTTCATTTTAGGAAACTTCTGTGTGAGGAAGTTGTATGAATGAAGCTGTGGGATGAGATACAAGTTGAAGTAGTCACAGATCATCTGTGCTACATACCTCATCGCCTTCATAAACATATCGAAGGCTGTGGCGCCTGTTGCTCTACCGCCGGAACCTTCAATACCCATGTTGATGAACTGCACTAGAATGTTCTTCATAATCTGGTTGTCGTGGTGCGCTGCTGAACTGAGCGCATCTACAGGGTTACCGCTTAGTTCAGCAAACCCGACCTGCATCATCGGTGTGCGAACGATATAAGACTTTTCATTAGTTCTGAGGTTAGCACCCAGCTCGTGAGCCAGATTAACTTCCTTTTTGGATGCACCCGGTTGAATCTCGATATCAGGTACGCCGATGCCGTGGCGCTCTTTCTGAATGGCGTCGATGGTGTAGAGCTTGTCTTTGTAATACCAGTTGCGATAACACGAACGCAGGATGCTTTCGCCCTCTACGTTACCATCACCTTCAAATGTGAAGATCATCAGCTTCTCAATAGGGATAGTAACGATAGTGGCCTTGTTGTTACCATCAACAGCATTCTGATCTACGGAGAGGATACCACCATTATCATCGTAGATGAACTGACCGATAGTGCTGGCCGGGCGATCAGCGAGCTTCTTAAGCATAGTGTACTTCTTGAGGTTAGCGAGCGGCTTGACCTTCTTAGGTGCCCACTCACGCAATTCAAATACAGGCTCTTGAATAGCAAAACCGTTCTCAAACATTCTGAGGATGCTTTCAAGCGTTTTAGTCCACGGAATGCTTGGAGCATGGAATACGTTGTAGTCAGCGAACTCTCTAGCGATCTGAGCTTCTTCTGACTCGTCGTAAGCATCTATGTAGAACTCCGCGCCTAGTACGCTAGCCTTACCTGCGCGCATTGATGATCTTACTGATACATCGCCACGCATCATCTTCTTATAGGTGCGAATGGCTGTAGCGCGGTTAGCAAGCTCAGGAACTGGATCAATCAGCGGCGTAATGCGCTGTGACCCCATCTCCTGATAAATACCAGGCGGAATCGGAACGGCTTGCTGAGACTCTAGTGTAGTCCCGCTGACGGGCTTACGCGCTGATCGTGTTAAGCTAGGTAGCTTAGCCATATCCTATCGCGTCTCCCATCGAGATCCCACTAGAGTACGTAAAAAATCCGGCTGCCTCTGTCTGTGCATAGCTCTTATCATACACGGACTCTAGAGTATTGTTGTGACCAAGCACAAAATAGTGGTTAAAGAAATAACGCAGGGCGTCAGGGCCGTGGTCATCGTAGTCATGCTGACCGGGCCGCTCGTTATGGTCCTCTCGCACTTCCTTCTTACGCAACTGGTTCATCTGCCTAATCAAGTGAACACACGACGGATCAATAAACAGTTTAGGCAACGATCCAGGTTCTGCTGGCTGTAGCTGCCGCTTGATAGCTTCCACACCAAGCGACCACCCCACAGGCTTAGAGTAGACGTAGCCTAATACTAACTGTAGTGTACTAATCTCGTCTGCTCCACGAGGATCGCCGTACATCATATCTATATGAAAACCTAGTGGATTGTCACGGTTCTTCAGAATATGAGCGTGGGTCCACGTAGCTTGATGCGATACTTGATACTCTCGCCACACGTATACGTTGTCGGCGGGGTCAACCATGATGTCAAGACATACGAAGGGGTCTGTGAATCCAAAGTCAAAGACCCAAAAGTTCTTCCAGCCGGGGTTATACTCTATCCGCTTTACATGATCCATCTCATTGAATTCTGGATAGATTTGCCCTTCAAAACTAGTGAACTCGGCTGCGTACTCTTGCTCCCAATATTGCTTAGATACCGACCCACGGATACGTACCAGTTCTGGATCATCATAACCTCCTGGGTACATTGCTGCATTAGTCCACGTAGGGAACCGCCACGATTGATAATCGGGGAAATCAGCATGTTGTCCCATATCATACAATCCCTTATACCAATTGAACCCCTGTGGGGTTGAGGGGAACCACGCGCTGCCGCGTCTATCTGATAGCGCAGGCTCAATGTACATCTGCCATGTACTCATCTTGTGCTTTGCAGCCTCAGACATAATAGCGCCGTCTAGTCCTTCGCCCACAAGAGCATCCTGCTTCTCTGCTGACACCACTTCCAACACAGAATTGAATGGTGTGACAATACGCATCTGACCCTGGTTTACATTGTAGTTCTTGGTAGGACACTTATCTAGTACCTTGAGCTTCTTCAGATCGTCGTAGACTACGCGAAACTCTTTCTCGCCTAGTTTGTATGTAGGGCCGACTATCCACCAGATCGTGTCAGGGATGAACAAGTTGTATGTCATCTCATGGGCCGCTGCCTGTGACTTACCAAACCGTCTACCACAGCAGGGGATGATAAAGCGATTAGTAGCATTGTGGATCTGCCACTGTTCTTCGCTATGGGGTACGTAGCCAATACGCTCGAACAGCGTATGCTTATCAATAATCGCTTCTTTACGCACTATGTTATCTCCGCTCTCCCACTTGCGTAGTAATCACTGATGCCAGTAATTGTGTCTGCATCATATAGGGCCGTTATTTCAGGAAACACTCCATTATCTATTGGATAGTGTTCTGCATTGTAGACTCGTCTAATCCGTTCGTAGTCAGTGATTTGAGTAACACCCGACTGAAAGGCCACATGCTCCCATTGATGCTCTTCCCTTGTAAGGATCTGTATGCCTGCCGTAAGGATAGTTTGTCTAGCCGCATTATCGCAACCACGGCGCATATCTTCCTGAATAGGACGAGGGAACTGAGCAAGCATAGCCACAGGGATAATAAGAGGCCCAATCCCACCAGGTACTTTGATCTCAACATCAATCCTCTCTTTCCCTGTGGAGTGTATCATACAGTAGTAGTGGGAAGAAATGGGTAATTCCTCTCCAACCGTGTGGATAAATTGGTCTGAAGTAAGTATGCTGTCAGAGCCAACAGGGTAACAGTAATCCATACCAAGACGTACAGCGGCTTCATATCCATCGTTGAACTTCCTTGATAAGAATTCATTATCACGTTCAACCGTCTCAAAGCCTAGAGACCTAGCTATGTCGATATTGTCATCATCACCGATAACAACACTAGTGGCCTCAATGCCATACTGAGCTAACTCGTCACAAGTACCTTTTCGGTGCTTAAGCACTATCTCAGTTAACTCATACCGCTGCCAAACAGGTGTAATAAAGCAAATGCTTGTCATCTAGTCATCAACCCGAAATCTAAAAGGGCCAAGTCGGGGGATCTCCGGACTAGCGCTAAATGTAACGAATAAGTCATATGGGCCTTCATCCAATGTAGTAGTGTCAATCAGGGGGAGAATCTTCATTCCATCCACCACACAGGACACCCCTGACAGTATCTCCGTGGCGGCGTCGTCGCCTGTGTAGAGATCATACGTCGCCGCGCCGATGCTTGTCAAGTTGCCCATCGTATCGGTGACAGGGATGACGAGAAACTCTATTGTACCTTTAGCTAGCTTTTCCACTTTTTCCACCATTCCCTTACGTAGTATGCTTTGAAGATATTGGTCTTAAGCGTTGACCAAGTGCCGTGGACACTGTACTTGTAGTGGCGTTCTACAGAAGCTGTGTACCTCGGGTACATATATGCTGTGAGGATATACAGCTTGTGATAGGCGATCTTAGTAATGTAGTCAGATTGCGGAAGTGTTTCTGTTAGTGTTCTGTATAGACGGGCGGCGTGGCCTATAGAGTCACTGAAGGTAAGTGTATCTGTTAGAACTCTGTGAATATTGAAAGTAAGGGAGTCAGTCTGTACTAACCCGGTGTCTGTTAAGTTTTGGACTTGTCCAGCAGAAAGTTGATCAGATTGTGCAAGACCAGTTGTGCTGAGCGTTCTGCTAATGGATCTAGAAATTGAATCTGTTGATGTTATGCCTGTGTCAGTGATCGTTCGCTGATAGCCCGTAAAGCCAGGAGTGAATACTCTACTTAAAGAGTCACTGAATGCGAGTGTATCAGTAAGAACACGATAACGTCGTGTTCGTAGTGAATCACTGAATGTGAGTGTATCACTAAGTACCTTACTAGCGTATTTGGTAAGTGAATCAGTGAAAGTGAATGTATCACTAAGTACGTGAACCCTGGTAGTAAGTAACGTATCGGAAGAAGCAATACCAGTATCGCTAGCAAAGAGAAGGAATAGTGCATTGCGGATAAGTGAATCAGACTGCGCTACACCAGTATCTACGTTGTAGTGACTAATACGCTCAGCAAGTACATCAGTTAAATTAACGCCTGTATCGGAGATGAACTTGCTAGCGTACTTTACAAGTGTATCTGTATTAGTTACGCCCGTATCAGTAACACTGATAATCCGTAATCTGTAGATACCAAGATTATCACTAAACGTAATAGTATCATTGATGAATTTACTGGCATACTTTGTAAGGGAATCAGAAGAAGTAATGCCAGTGTCAGTAGCAGTTCTGCTAGCACTAGTTCTCGATGCTAGTGAGTCACTAAACGTAAGAGTATCAGTCAGTACACGCAACCTGAGCGTGGTGAGCGAATCAGACTGTGTAACGCCGGTATCGCTCAGCAATAAAGCGCCAGATGTAGAGAGCGTATCGGTAAAGGTTAGTGTGTCGCTCAGTTGGCGAACTATAAGCGTTAGTAGTGTGTCAGTCTGAGTAACTCCTGTATCGCTGCTAAAGAAGTGGAATGCTGCTGCGCGAACAAGGGAGTCGCTTTGAGTTATGCCTGTATCAGTAAGATAATGACTAATTCTTTCTGCGAGTACATCGGTGAGTGAGATGCCAGTATCTGTGATAAACTTACTAGCATACTTAGTCAACGAATCGGTATTAGTAACTCCTGTGTCACTAAGTACCTTACTCGCTGCCTTAACTAAACTATCAGCATCATCAATGGTAACTACTGAACCCGTTGTGCCTACGTATGTTCCAGCTATACTATTACCAGTAGAAGTTATTTCACATTGAACACCGTCCATATAACACGTTGCTGCACCAGGCTCACGAGAACCAAAAGTAAGTAAAGCACGACGAGCAGTTGCCCCTGTAATAGTAAATGGAGCTTGTATGCGCTCCCAAGAACCGGATGCAAACCAAGTGAATGGGCTGAGATTGCCTAATGGAGCTTGTTCATTAGTTCTATTACTACCACCTAAACCCATTAATGTACCGGCTGTTGCTTTGAACCACGCACTAACTACGATAACATCGCCTGGGCTGAGTGAGTTAACTGCAGTACTAAAAGTAGCGCCTTGATTTACAGCTGTAGTATCAATTTTTTGTGACCAACTACCATAAAAAGATTCTGTATTTACTCTTGTTGCTACCGTTCCAGAAATTACGTTCCAGTCAGAAAGATTAGTCTCGAAACTACTATTAGTAACAAGGTTAGTAACAGATTGTAAGCAACCTGTATCTCTTAATCCACTACGAACAATAGTTCTAGCTATAGAATCTGTTTGGGTGACGCTCGTATCGGAAAGTGAACGTACGCGTAGTGTAACAAGTGAATCTGTATTAGTGACGCCTGTGTCAGTGAGCAGCTTAGTACGTAGTGTAAGAAGCGTATCTGTTTGAGTAACGCCAGTATCGCTTAGGGTGAAGTGGAACAGAGCAACCCGAACAAGAGAATCACTGAAGGTAAGAGTATCAGTAAGATAGTGATAGATTCGCTCTGCAAGTACGTCTGTAAAGTTAACACCTGTGTCTGTGATGAACTTACTAGCTGCCTTAGTGATGGAGTCAGTGTTTGTTACGCCAGTATCAGTAACAGTAATAACGCGGAGTCTGTAAATTGCTAAGGATTCACTGATGGTGATGCTGTCACTGATTAGCTTGCTAGCAAACTTAGTGATACTGTCGGAAGGTGTAACACCCGTATCACTTATTGTGTTAATACGCCCCTTAGCTAAGATATCACTAAAGGTGAGAGTATCGCTCAGTACACGGCTACGAAGAGTTAATAGCGAATCAGTCTGTGTAAGACCAGTATCGCTAATAGTCGGTTTCCGTGTAGTAGAAAGAGAATCACTAAACGTGAGTGTATCGCTAAGATAATGATATAGACGCTCCGCTAACACGTCTGTTAATGTTACGCCAGTATCACTAATAGTGCGTACTATTAATGCAACCTTAGTGAGTGAGTCACTAAAGGTTAAGGTATCACTGAGAACATGAACACGTAGCGTTAGTAGTGAATCAGTATTGGTAACGCCTGTGTCACTAGTTGTACGACTCCATGTTACAAATTTTGTTAATGAATCGCTAAATGTAAGAGTGTCACTAATTAGCTTAGTGGTAAATTTGACTAACGTATCAGTATTTGTAACGCCTGTGTCTGTAGCCGTTCTGTCGTACAGAGTAAAGCCAGGAGTAAATACTGCTACCAGACTGTCACTAGGAGTAACGCCTGTGTCAGAAAGGTAGTGATAAATTCGTGATGCAAGTACATCAGTTAAGTTAACACCGGTATCAGTCAGGAACTTGCTGGCAAACTTAACTAGTGAATCAGTATTAGTAACGCCTGTGTCGGACAGCGCCCGGTTTCTAAGACTTATGATCGAATCCGAAAGCCCTCCGGCAACAAGTTCAACTGCTATTCCGCCAGTGTTGCTTCCTGTTGTCCACGATGCCGATGGTGATGCTTCAGCAACCGTCGGATTCCACTCTAAACACGTTCCTGTTGACGGAGCAGCTCCCGTACCGTCATCTAGTTCGGTGTATCCCCCTTCGTTGGTTGTTGCTTCAGTGGCTCGGTGAGAGAAGAAGGCAAGCGGTCGGTTCGCAGCGCCCAACGCCGCCATCGATATCGAAAGAGACGTAACTGAGGCGTTGTCAAAAGCACCTATTGACTGAGCAATGCCTCCGGAGCCGTTAGTGCCTGAAGTGTCTCCCCCCGTTACTTCAGCGACGACGGCGTGACAGCCAGTTGAAGTTCCGTCATATGAGATCGTCAGGGCACCAGTTGTTGCTCCACTCGTAACAAGAGCGCGGAACACTTGGATGCGCCGAACCGCGCTTCCAACGCCCGAATAAACAACGCCTGGAGTTGAACCGTGTTCAACCCAAGTCAGTCCTCCACCCGTAATGCCGGTGCAGGTCGGAGCCGTTCCCGAAGCGATCGACGAATTGACGAAACAGACGTACAAACGGGAGTTGCTGTAAGCGGCTGACGCATACGTGTAACTGGTGGCGTCGGCGTCTGAATGAAGTGCCGTGCCCACTAAAGTTACATTAATAAGTCCACTTCCGCTAACACCAGTGTCAGAGAGGTAGTGATAAATGCGTGGACCGAGTACATCACTTAAACTAACACCCGTATCGGTTATAACCTTACGTGCTACCTTGAGTAGCGAATCGGTGTTAGTAGTTCCTGTATCGGTTACTGGGCGGTTAGAGCACGGGACGAGCGAATCGGTTTGGGTAACACCTGTATCAGTTGGTGGTCTAGCCGCAAGTAGTAGTCTGACTAGACTTTCACCCGGCGTGACACCTGTATCGGTCGCCAGTCGCGCCCTGCGCGTTACGAGGGTTTCCGTTATCGTAGTGCCGGTGTCTGTAGCTATCCGGGCGTATGTCAGTTCTGAAACTAGGCTGAGGCTGTCTGATGGTGTTACGCCTGTATCGCTGAGTACCTTACGCGCTACCTTGAGTAGTGTGTCGGTGTTAGTAACTCCTGTATCACTAACGACTCGCGAGCTAAGCTTAAGTATAGAATCACTGAAGGTGAGAGTATCACTAATAACCTTCCTGGTTACTTTCAGGATCGAGTCAGTATTAGTGACGCCTGTGTCACTAATATTAACGAGTTTAGCGGCGGGGCGAATGGCGATCGTTATTGAACCCCAACGAGCGTTAGTGGTATCAGCGGCCATTGTGCCGGGATCTTCTGGCGAGCCAGCTATCTGCCTGAAACCGATACGACCATTCAAGCCACCTAACACATCAGCAGAAATGCCCGTATCGACAGCGCTAGCGTAGTTAGTAGAGTCACCAGTAACTCCGGTGAACGAGCCTGCTGTAGACGTTTCGCCACAACCTGTTGCGGCTATGTACAGGTTATCTAATGCGCCCCACGATGGAGTGAGTGAGCCTGGATTACCAGCAGCGTTTGTACCGTTAGCGTAACCACCAGCCTCGGGGATGGCCGAGGCGTGAGCGCCAGAAATTGACAGCAAAATCATAACAGCGTGGCCTGTAATGTTCGCAGACTCTGCACAAGTGAAAGTACCTGTCTCAGTACCGTCAGAGAACTTGTAAGCTCCAGCAATAGCTAATGATGTAGTGGTTGACCAATCAAAAAACTCTGTAAAACCGCCGCCCCATGATGTGAATGCACCGGCAGGACTAGTATTGTCAGATTGATAACCAAAGATAAGGGCGATCAGCAAATCGCCGCTGTTCTTCGTCAGCGAGGATAGGGATGGGAACGTCCTGGTGGCGGTCGTGTCTGCCTGCGTGCTTGTCAGCACACGACCGCCAGTAGGGATGCTGGGGAACGCCATAATTACCGCTTCGGCATTTTAAAAAACCCCCACAGGGGTAGAAAGGCGAATATCTTTAACATAAGGGGCTTGTGTTAGCACCCTAAGCCAATCATACTTAACTACATCAATACTACGTGTGGCTATAACGTGTTCGCGGATAGCGGCCGCCTTGTGCCTTATCTCATCACGATTGTTAACTGCATACTTGATCTGCTTCTCCCAATCTTGCGGAGTAGCTGCCCACGCTACTCTGTCTTGAGCAATCCACTCTGAATAAGGCTCCCACGCTTGTACTAGTGAGTAAGCACCGCACATTGCCGCTTCTAGTATTTTAAGGTCGGATTTTGACTTTGCAAACTCTGTTGTTTCTAGGGGGCGCAATGAAAGATCCGGTGAGAGGGAAGAGATGAAGTTAAAGTAGTGCTTGAAGTTAATCCAGCCTGTAGTTTTAACACCCCTAAAGCCCATTTTGAGATCATGCACCATGTAGCATTTTACACCTGGCTGTTTAGCTGCCCACTCCATACCACGGCGTAATTGGTTGAGATCTCCGGGCCGTGGTGAGCCTGCAAACATGATAACGAAGGTATCAGGATCGCGCTCAAGTGGTGGAATGATATCAGGCCAGTCATCAGGTTGGACGGAATTGCGACAAATGTACACGTTGTCGTTTAATTGGTCATATTGGTGCTTGAGGTACGGTGTAGTTACGATCACTCCATCTGCATAAGACGCTGCCCATCTGTGGCACTCTACTGAAGAAGTGGTAAGATCTGGTGTTTCGTAGTCATACTCAACCCACCGCTTCGCATTATACTCTCTACGCATTTTAGTGTAGTCATCATCAATATCGAGGTACACTGGCGCAAACAGACGCTGTTCACGAAAAGCCATGTAGCGAACTTGATTTGATACTAGCTGCCAGATGCCGGGAGTGTCCGGAGGGTGGTTCTCCCACAAGTCTGTCTTACGTGATAATTCATCTTCAATATCCAAGCAGGTACCACCAAGAGCACCTGAGGGCAAATCTGCCCTCAGGTACTTAATTCCTGGCGTTGGATTAGTCCACCACGTAAACATCTGTGATTAGATGTTGATGGTCCACGTTAGTGTTAACTGATCGTTTGTAACAAGTGAGGTTGCTGTGAACACACTCTCCACAAAGAGAGCGTTAGCAGCGTTGGATGCGTTAAATGCTGTCTTGCTCGCACCGCCGAACAGCCCTGCGATCTGCAACGATGTCGTAGTACCTGTAGAGGTCCACGTAGCTGCTTCAGTGTAGTTAGCAGTAGAAGCCGTGTGAGCATACGTAGCGAGCTTACGTGCAACACCAAGCACCGTGAACTCACCTGTGGTAGTGCCAGCAGCAACGTCAGCAGCCTGGTTAGACGACCACGGAATGCTGGAACTGGAGTGAGTTGCGTTGGCAGCGCTGGTGTTGTTAGAAAGAGCGATCCAGTCTGCCATAAGAAGCTGAACGCCGCCAAGTGTGTTAGCGACGAAGTCAGTACCGATGTTAGTGCGAAGGTTAGACTTAAGGGAGACTAGTTCGCCACCCATGCGCCTAAACGCCTCATCGAGATAGATGGGCTTCTTGCCTTTAAGCATTCGGAGAGAGTCGTGACGAGCAAGACCGCGAGCAGTTGCGATCTGCTTACCATTAGGAGTAACAACCTCGTCGATGTACTTGATCTTACCATTAGCACCGGTCTTGACAAACTCATGCTTGACTACTCTAACGAAGTTCTTGTCACCAACTTCCTCAAGAAGATCCTGCACTACTTCTGGATCAATTGAGGCGATGAGCAATTCGAGGTTCATAAGTGTTAGCCTTTCGTGCTTGGTTTTAGATAATTGTTACAGCGCCGTCGATTTCAAAACCCTGCGCCATAGGCCCAGGTAGAGTAACAGTCATACCACCTGTATACTCAACACCATCATGTACGATAGTAACATCGTTCGCTACTACACAGTCCATATCAGGAATACCTTGCGATACGCGAATTGGCTGTCCTGCTTCGATATCTGGCATTGTTAAATTACTCCCGTTTTATCTTGTGTGTTTTGTCACTAAGTATTACTGGCTTGGTTCACTAAGCGCCGGCTTAGTGACAGTAAGTGACTTGACGAGCTTAGAAAGCTCATCTTCACCTGCTGTGGAACCAGGCTTGCCAAGCGTATACTCAAACACGAGTTTAATGCCTGACATTCTTACCGCATCTGACTCTGCGGTAAGTAGAATACTCTCCAAAGCCTTCGTTGCTTCACTAAGCAGCGAGTTTAGTTGATTATATGCTACCTCAACAGGTGAGTTAGCTGATTCAGAGGCGCTTAGAGCGAACTCTGACTCGATTGCCTTGTAATGTTCTGCAAGTTTAGCTGATAGGGGCTTATCTTCAGGAGTCATCTAGAGTCCGTTCCGATTGTCGTTGATTATCTAGCATTATACACGTACTCTAGTGGGCCATTTTTCATTTAAAAAAAATTGAGTTATTGGGGGTTAATAGCCCGTTCTTCTCGTTCCGCGTGATACACTCCTTCTATGACAAAGTTACTCCCTCCGAAAGTGAGACGGCGGCGTGAGCCTGTTACGATCGT